TGATGTTTGGCTCAACATTAACGATTGTTGCCTTTATCTGCTTGTGATTTTGCCCTGCTCTTGTCAGTGCTGCCAGTAGTTGGTTTATCGTTACCACTTAAAAATACCTTTAATTTGTTTTCGTTCTTTATTCTTACCTTGTTCATCTAAAAAAACCACGTAAAAATTTATATTCCTCATCCTCGCCCAGCATAAAACCGCCAAAAATGGCTTGGTCTTGTGGGTTTATGACATCAATGCCGGATGCAGGTGTCTTGTATTCAGGGAATAAATCCATGTTTTCGCACAGATACAACCGCAATCTTTCCCCGTAATACTCGGCTTTCTGCTGATAACGCTGCTCAATCATGCGCAACTGGTCAACATCAATGGCATTTGCGTTCTCTGCACCCCTCGTTGCCACCGATTTATTCATCATTTTGAACGTCATGGGCAGGATGCTGTCGGTAATTACATAGTGATACAGGCAAGGTGCGATGTATTTGTTTACCAAAGTCAGGTAATTACCCGCCAATCCGGCCCCGTTTATGTCGTCACAAAGTTTATCGTAAAGGGTTGAGCCGATTATATCCCGAATATAAATGTCTTGGGCGGTACGCATGGCTGTTTGTAGCAGCTTGCTGTCTACATTCTCGTCAATCGGGGTGTTCTTTTTGACGTCTTGCTCTGATATGAAATATGCAAATGTTGCCATTATGATTTTCTCCTTACTACTTTTTGCGACCACTCATGCCGACAATGCGGAATGTGCAATGGTGGCTCACTATTTGGAACAGTGTACCAACCACCACGACGAAGCCATGCGTTGTAACCTACTATGCCGCTTATTTGGTCTATTTCTGCACGGGTGTATAGCTTTTTCAAGTCGGTCATTTTGATACAGAACTCACGCGACTTTCCACCTGGTTGCAAAGGCAGTGCATCAGGGCTTAAATCGTATTTGTAACGCACCTCTATTTTGGGCAATCCCTCGTCTTGAATGTCTGCCCTCCCAATGTCGGTGATTTTGATTGCGTTGTTTGTCCAGTTCAGCTTGCCGTCGGATTGCAGTTTTTTCAGGATTTCGATTACCTCTGGTTCATCCAATTTTACGGCATCAGCAATGTTTTTCACGCTTGCCTTTTCGTCTGCCGTTACAACTGCCAATACTTTTTTCTCTTTGGTGTCCAATGCAAACAGCATCGGCACATCTTCAAACTCATCAGCACTTACACCGAACTTAGAAAATACCTCAATGTCGCTGTCTTTCCACATTTCGCACTCACATTTAACGTGAGATGAAAATGTCACTGCCTGCGGTTCGGGTCTGGTCGGCAATCCAAGTGCGTTGCGTGTCTCTTCAAGCGTGGCAATGTTTGCCTGATACAAGGCAACAAAATCCAAGCCCAAAAACTCGCTGTCTTTGGTGCTGATTTGGATGCCGGGATAAACTACTTCAAGGGTATTTTCAAGGCACGTTTCAATCTTCTCCTGCCTGCGGTTGATGTAGCTTTTATGCAGCAACTCATACGCCTGTATCATTTCGTTACGCTGGCCTAATGCACCCTCAGTTGCGTAGCCGAGCAGAATTTTGGGAAAGTTATGACCGACGAAAATTTCATCCTGCACCGTTTCATTAAGTTGCAGGAATTGTTTATCCATTTCGCTGGGTTGCAAGTGATTAATGGTGGCCTCTTTCTCGTTCTGCTCGTTGAACTGAATAAGCACACCACCTGCGTTGTCGGTGCCTGTGGTTTTGGCTTTAAACTTCCGCTCAAATTCGTAGGCGATTTCCTGCGAGGGTTGACCTTTGAACAACTGAACCAAAGTACCATTGGAAAACCCGTTGCGGATATTGTTGTTGTGGAAGTTTGCGATTTCCACATCAATTTCAATGTACTGCAAACAATGCTGATAAGGTGGCAGAGGATAAACACCCAAACCGGGTGCGTATTCACGGAAGTAAAACAGTTGAACCTCCATTGGCTTTGCCTTATTCGGATTAAAAGGGCGGTAATGCTTCATGTCCTCATGCTTGGCCTTTTTCCAATCCTCTGCGTACATATAAAGTTCGTGTTCAAGTGTGCGAACTTTGCTGAAATCCACGTGATAAAGTGCTGCCAGCTGACCCAATTTATTGTAGTGGACCTCGTATGCAAAGCCATTGAACAACTCATAGTCAAGAGCCAACTTGTTTTTGAACTCCTGCACACCCTCATAAGGGTTCACGTAATCTATTATTTTGACAGCGTTGGGGTTGCCCTCTACAATGGTTTCCTCACCTGCCACAAAACGTGCCTTTTGGCGTACAATAGCACCATGTTTTGGGCTGCGGTTGTAAAATTCCAATAGGTGCTGTGGGAAATCGTTACTCTCCCCGTAATACATGATGCCCTTATTCTTATTCTCCTTGAATACAGGCAACTTGCTTTCGGCAAAATTTATTCTTAAAAGTTCAAAACTCATCCTACGTTGTGCTGTTTAATCGTTGTGTTGACCTCATGATCATTGAATGGGGTGTGGCTTGTGGAAACGTATGCAAGGCCTCTGTCTATCTCTTCGTTTGCCAGCAGATAATTTGTGTTGGTCGGGCTTGTCTGTGCGTAGAGTGACCAATAATGCGTTCCTACGGCAAGGGTTTTGGCGGTGCTGCTGCCCTCAACAAATGAAAATAACTGATATCTGTTGGGTGATGTGCTGCTATCTGCCACAATAAATGCCTTGCGTTCCTGCGACATTTCACTTTCGAAAACCAATAAATAATACACGGGAGAAATTGTCACTTTCTCCTTACCTGTGATTATTAACTCCGGTGTGCCGCCTTTGGTGATGTATAACATCCTACCCATAAAAGTAGATACTTTTGATGTTAAACAAAAAGGGCCACCGAATGGCAGCCCCTTTTGCATGAAACACTCAAATCAATCAAGAACCGAGAGCGAGCGAAGATACAACAGCGGATTGAACTTTCAAAGGCAAATCGGTTTCTTTGTGCAAAAAGTTTAGCACGTGACCTTTGAAATCTCCAAAAGCTTGACCGAAGTTAGACTCGGACTGCTGCAGCTGTACACCGTAGTCAGCACCCAACAACCAGTAGTCACCGCTTGCATCAAGGGCAATGGCTAACATACGGTTTTGAGCCAGCAACTTGATTTCGTTGCGCTGGGCAGTGGTTACTTTGTGCAGACGGGCAACGAGGTCGGCCTCATAAAACACAGTGCCGTTCTCGGTTGAGGGGATAGTACGCCAAGTCATGCTGGCAGTTTCTTTTTCAAGTTCATACTTGAAATAGGATTTGCCACCTGACAAGGTGTGTGCGGAAACTTCTCCGCTTGATTTTGTTAGGGTAGATTTGGCATCGAATTCAACGAGCCAAATTGTCTTAATGCCGGCACTTGCTGTCTTACAGTCAAGGGTAAATCCGGTGGTGAGTATACAGGCCATATAAATTTTTTTTTATTAAAAAGGGGGTGAGGTTGTATCCCCACCCCCCGGGTTTAACTTACTATTTGGTAACTTACTGCTTAGTTAGTGATTAAGGAAGTTTGAAGTAAACAACCTGTTCAGGGTAAGCAATCTGCGTTCCGTATTTGAAAGCAGCGTGGAACTGGATGCGACGCTCGAAAGGATTGAAAATAAATTCAAACTCTTCTTCTTCGTTCATCATGTCAGTACCCAAGAAGAAGTTGCTCCAAAGGCCAGCAACAATCTTGTTAGTGCCGTTCATACCGTGCAGACCGTAGATTTTGATACCAGTTACGGGGTCGATGATTTCAAGTTCAGCTACTTCGTTAGCAGGGTAGTGGTAAAGGTTAGCAGTTACCAACCACTGACGGTATTTGCGGAAGCTGTCAACACCCATTGCGATGAACAGGTCTTGTTTGCCCAGCAGTTCAGCAGGGATAACACCGTAAATAGTTCCGATGATGTCATCGATGTTGCTTGAAGTGATTGAAGCGTAAGCATCACCTACGTTACCCTTGATAGGGTCGCCAGCACCGCCATAACCCAAGTCATCGAGGATAGTCAAAAAGCCATCCCAGAAAGCGTTGTTGCCAGTACCACCAGAAGCATCACCCTGCCAAATAGCAGTTTCAATAGCTTCGGCAATCTTTGCAGCTTTCTCGGAACCAATCTGCTCGGTGAAAACACCCATGTCGATAGCTTCGCCAGCGTTAAGGGCTTTCTGTGTGTACTTGGTTTCGAGGTCTTTGGGGCAAAGAGTTTCTTGAACCTTGCACTTACCTACGGTCAGGGTACGCTTAGAAAGGGTTGTGTTGCCAGATGTCTGGTAGCTGCAAGAGTCGCTTTGCAGATAAACATCAGAATAAAGAAGAGGCAGG